CAGAAATATCTGGATCGCGATACTCTTCAATATTGAAGATCCGTTCCATATTCTGCGCGAATATATAAGTATACATGCTGAGGACTCCTTTGCAGTCGTTAGAGTGGTTGGAGCGTCGGAACTCGCGAACCACATTATTATTTATATTATTGCCCACTTGTGAATTTCAAAAAATCCAGACTGTTTTTGATGACATAACCCCTCGAATTTATTGCTTTTATTATTTCTTCGAGTACATCAACCATCTCTTGTTGATATGCTATTTTTGTATTTAACTGCACCATCTCATCATCACTGTCTACATAATAATTTATATCTTGTTTAAGTCTTTTATATGGATAAGGTTCTCGCCCAAGTTCAGCAAGATCTTCTGGATTATTAAGATCGCCTCTATAGTAATCCATCAAGCGTTGTTGTAATTGCTTTTGTTTCATCTTAAAAGCACGAAGTTTCAATCTCTCATCAGAGAAATGTTTTAGATATTTACCATGTAAGATTGGAATATTTAGACTCTCGCGAGACAATTCAGTCTCGTCAATCTTAGAGTCACTCTGCCACATAACAATAATGTCTTCAATTTTCATATACCGAAACTTTCTCCACACCCACAATTAGAACTTGACATTGGATTCTTTACGGATAAGAAAGAACCACCGAGCTCAACAACATAATCAATCGTACTACCTAATATATATAACTCGGACATAGGATCAATTACCAACACATTATCAATTGGATTACTCCATTGAATATCATTATTATCTTTTGCAAACCCCCATACGTACTGGAATCCAGCACATCCTCCAGACTTAACATACAATGATACATAATCATTGTCTGGTTTGATTGAGTTTAGATAATTTTTAGCAGAAGATGTAATATTTACCATTTATATTACCTTAAAGAGACTACAAAGTCTATTATACTGTAATTTTTAAACAAGTAAATAGATTTTTATAACTTTTCGATTGTAAAAATACGATATCTAAAAACAACATCAGCTTCTAGGTATTCTACATCAGTCTGCGTGACATCAAACGCTAGTGGTGAAAGTGACAGAGGGAACATGTCTTGGAATGCAATACGTATAGATGGATTTTGATTTGAAGATAAAACCATAATCGATCCATCAGAAAAAATACCATCACCTTTCTTTATATTTTTATATTGATCTAGTGAAACAGGATGACCTAGTCCAATAATCCAATCATGAATTTCAAGATAATTTGACATGTTTTCATCTACGCGGAATCGTAGAGTGAATGTTTCGTAAGTGACTCTATCACCAGGTCTTGGAATTTGTCCTATTGGGTTTGGTTGTAAAATTTCTTGAATAGAGATTGTGGGCAGAGTAGCACTTTGACAAAAGTACTCGACATTAGGTGCTCTGTTAAGCTGAAATCTAAATCCAAGTGGAGATAGAAAATTTACATTTTGCGTAAGATTGTTTTCATTTAAAGTGTTTACGCCAATCTTTGGTATTAATGCCATGTCTTAATCTCTTTTATAAATTCAGCTACGCGATAACCTTTATGATTGTCAGTATATGACACTTGAACTTCTTTAATTACAGCTTCTACATAATTTTTCCAATAATTCAAAAATTTATGTACTCTTGGAAGTTCTGGTGTAATATCAGTTGTCTGCCAAACAAACTCTTGAATGATGTCAGAATAATCTGGCATGTAATATAATATGTCTACTGTTACTATGTTAGGCTTTACCCATATCATACATATATTTATAATAACACAAAAATAAAAAAAGAGGGGAGCCGAAGCCCCCCTCTTGCCCGATTGACTCGGATCTTATTATTACATAAGATTTGCAACAGTAACGATGCGATAGTAGATGTTCTTTTGCTGGCTGCTGATGACGCCATTGGCGGCAGAAGTAGCAAAAGGATTGGCGACCATGCCGTAGCGGGTCTTGAAGCCAATCTTAGGCTGGAAGGTATTCTCGCCAACTGCACGAACCATTTGTAGTGGAACGTATGGGCAGTAGAAGAGACCGGCGTCGAATGCGCTGGAACCCTTGTAGCCAACTGTAACATACTGGTCACCAGAAGCACTGGTGAAGTATGGGTCAACATAGACCTTCATGCGACCATTTAGGACACCAGCGAAGGTGTTGCCTGTATCGTCAACATTTAGGTTAGCAGATAGAGCAGGTGTGTAATCTAGAACACCAGCCATCTGTAGAGCAGAAGCTACGTCAGAACCGCAGATTAGGACGTTGCCCTTGCCGCGACGAGTTGACTTAGCAATTTGGTTGGCTTCACGCTCGATTTGGAAGACCAGACCCTTGAAACGCTCAACTGACCAGCGACCGTTGGCATCGACATCTAGGTCGAATGTACCAGTTGTGGTGACGTTTGACTGAGCACCAGCAGTAGCTGTATAGTTGATTGTACGGATGACTTCACGGTTGATTTCGGCAAGAATCTCAGCGGAAAGAATGTTGCTGAGTTCAGATTCGGCATCGAGACCATGAATTGCCTTGAGGTCCTGAGCAAGTTCCATGGTGTATTCAGCCTTTAGTGCACGAGAAACTGCAGTTACTGCAACCTTCTCGATGCTGAATGCCATCTCGGAGATCTTGTTATTAGCAGAATCGCCAAGAGCTTCAACAGTGGTAGTGGACATACCGGTATGAACGGTATAACCAGAACCAGAAGCACGATCGGTTGGATCGTTACCGGCTGTTGGTACACCAGCACCATTGAGACCGGTTGAAGCAACACCACCAACAGAGTTGTTTGCTGTAGCGGACCAGCTTGTTGTAGCTTCGTTGTATAGAGCTTCCGAACCAGCTTGTGAACCGTAGCGTGGACGCATTGCGAAGATGAGACCAGTTGGGCCAGTCATTGGCTGGACGCCGGCAACATCATAAGCAATGAGGTTTGGCATGGAACGACGAACTAGTGAGATAAGCACTGGATCGAAGATGTCAACTGCACCAGCAGCTGCAGTTGAGCTTGAGCCCTGCATTGCGTTTGTTGGAGCAGCTTCGCCCAATAGTGTGGGCATTTGGTAACCACCAGAACCATAGGCAGCTTCACGTGAAGCCTTTTCTTGGTTCTCTAGAAGAGTAGCTGTGACAGCGCGACGATGAGGATCCTTAATCTCGGTGAGGTCAGGATGCTCAAGTACTGGCTGCCACTTCTTCTGTAGATTTTCAGATAGAAACATTTTGTTTTCTCCTTACTGTATTAGTAATCAGCCTTCATGTTTATTTATAATATTATTAATTTTTAGCAGATCTTGAAATGGCACTCATGTAATGAGCCATAGCACCTGTTAAACCTTTTTCCTCTTCTTCAAGAGAAATAGGATCAAACTCATCATCAGTAACGATGACGGATTCATTTACCGTCTCATCAATATCAAAATATTGCTTCTTTAACATGTTGATCTTCTTTTTGAAATCTTCTTCGCTGACGAATTCAATACCCTCAGCAAGACCACGAAGTTTATCAACCTGTGTTTGTGTTAAGCCTTCAATTGCGCCAGAAAAAATATTTTCTTGCTCAAAAACCTTAACCTTTTTTAGAAGTTCAACTGCGCGATCTGTTTCTTCGCTTAGTTTTTCTTCAAGTTCATCAACCTTTGCGATGAGCTCTTCAACTACGTCAACTTTCTCTTCTGGAATGTCAACATAGTGCTCTTCAAATAGACCCTTTAGACCCTTGAGGAAGTCTTCGACCATATCGGCGCGAACACCCTTCTCAATGGCAAGTCTATTTTCTTCAACCCATTCTTGAACAACGTAATCAAGATATGAGTCTACCTTTTCTGTGAGTTCATCAACGATTTCAGTTTTTGAAACTTCAACGTCTGACTCAACTTCAATAGCAAACTTTTCAATCTGCTCATTGACCTTTGAAACTACTGCAGCTTCGAAGATTGTAGCAACGCGAGACTTGAAATCCTCGTCGAGTTCTGAATCTTTGAACATTGCATCAATATCTTCTGAAACATCAATATCATCGGCAGTGATTGTGGCAAGTTCTCTGGGAGCTTCGTCAACAATTTGCTCTACTGTTTCATCTTCTTCGACATCTTCAGCGGTAAATGCTTTACCATAGAGAGTCTTGAGATCTTCCTTCTTCATCTTAGACATCATTTCAACAGCAGCATTAATCATGCCAGCCTTTGTGCTGAGCTTGGGCATTGGATCACCCTTACCCTTTGGCTTTTCATCTGTCTTCTTTGTCTTTGGATCAGGAACCGCAGAAGGATCGCCCATTGAAGCCTTGAACTCTAAAAGATCTTCATCTTCAGTCTCAAGAACCTCAGCGTCCTCAATTACTTCTAGTTCTTTATCGGACATCTGTTATCTCCTTATTGAAAAATATTTCAATTACATATTATTTATAAAAATTCATCTTTTAGAGTTGTTTCAAGAACTTTTCAAATGCTCTGATTTTTGCTTCTTGAAGTTCTGTCTTTGAAACTTTTCTAATCGCCTTTTGTGTTTCCTCAATGTATTGAGGAACCCAACGATCATCAATTTGTAACCACTCAACACCCTCCATAACACCCTCAACAAATGCATTGGGTGCTGAAGGATCGGCTACGATATCAGCAGCAGTTGCTAGCTGAAAATCTGATTGAACCATGTTGACGCCATCTTTACCTGGCTTCAATGTGCCCATCCCGCGTGATGATACACCAAGTTTTGCACCCTCGTCCATAAGATTCTTTACAATCTTACCCATTGGAGTCTCAGTCATGATCTTAGCTCTACCAATGATATTGTTACCATCTTGATGTAGGTCTTTAATCATATGAGATACGCGCTCTAGATTAATTGTTGGACCTTGAGGATGACCTAACTCACCATATGCTCTATTCTGCTCGACATACTCTTTGTTATATCGTTTGACTTCTTTTGCAAGTGTTTCCATAGGATACATACGACCATTACGGTTTTTAATGTTACCCTGCATGAAAACGCCTTCGATGAAATAGTTTTTACCACCGTCTTCTTTTGCTTCGGTGACGAAATCTACTTCAGATTCAATCATTTCGGTAATGAGTTTCATTGAATTGTTCCTATTGTTATTTTTTTATTATTTATAAAAATTTTTAAATAATTCAATATCTGAAGAACAATACGTTTCAATATGTGTTCTTACGTCAGCAGAAATTTCATGTAGAGGAAACAATGAGATTGGCAAATATGAACTGTTTAAAACTAGCGTTCTTAGGCCTAACATTATTACCTCCTATAGTTCTAGGCTCCTGTGAAATTCTTAATTGATCCACTACCGTAGTTCGATTGGTGAATTGAGTTGTCGGTTGTATCAATATCAAGTGCAAGTGTTCCAGCAGCTGATAGACCAGTAACAGTCAATGTCGTTCCTGTATATGTACCAGTTGAAACATTATAAACATACAAAGTATCTGAACTTGCTTCCATTCCGTAAAGATTACCATTCAAGTCAAATGCAAGACCCTGGAAAAACGTACCAGATAGTTGTGCCGTCGCATCAATTTTCTTCACGTATGTAGCGGTTGTTCCCGCCGCGCTGATATCGTAAATGTAAATATTTGCATCACCATAACTTGCAACAGCAAGTGTTTTATATCCAAGAAGGGGATCACTATTATCAATAGCAGCAGTTATGATATCCACATTTGTAGTACCATCATCTTTTTTGATATTCGTCCAGTTCTGTGTAGCGGAAGTTGTATCTAAATCATATTAAAAAGAAGGTTTGAGTTATAGACC